CCGCTATTTTTGAGAGCGACTTGTCGCTGCCATCAGAAGTCGACGAATTGCTGCACCTGATCGATGACGCCGGCCGCGCCAGCACGGCCAAGTACGCCGCCATCGAGAACCGCACCGACACCGACGGCCGCCTGCGCGGAGCGTATTTGTTCAACGGCGCGGGCCAGACGGGCCGCTTCAGCGCCATGGGCTTCCAGCCGCACAATTTGGTGCGCGACAAGTTGCTGAATAGCGACGACGTGATTGCGGCCGTACTCGCGGGAGAGCCCGCCATGCATGTGACTGAAATATCAGATCAGAACATGCTGACGACGCTGGCGCGCATGCTGCGGCCAACCATTGTCGCGGAGAACGGCAACGTGCTGGTGTGGGCCGACTACTCTGCCGTGGAGGCCCGCGCCCTGCCGTGGCTCTCGGCGTCGCCGGCCGCGGAGCCGCTGCTCGACATCTTCCGCAAGAACGAAGACGTCTACAAGCATGCGGCGATGGGCATCTACGGTGTGCCCTTCGACAAGGTCGACAAGGCGCAACGTCAGATGGGTAAGATCGCCGTGCTGGCGCTGGGCTATCAGGGCGGCAAGAACGCTTTCCGCAAGATGGCCCGCGCCTACGGTTTGAAGATCAACGACGACACCGCGGAAAAGATCAAGGTCGCGTGGCGTCTGGCGAACCCGTGGGCCAAGACCTTCTGGCGCGATCTGGAGGGCGCCGCCGTCCGCGCCGCGCGCAACCCGGGTACTATCGAGACGGCGGGCCGCATCAGTTACCTGATGCACGGCGACATGCTCTACGCGCTGTTGCCCTGCGGGCGCCTGATTGCGTACCCGGAGACCGAGGTGGTAACGGTCGACGGCAAGTACGGCCCGCAGGCTCGCGTGTCGTCCCTGAAGGCCTCGATGCACCCGAAGAAGGGCGAGACGGCGTGGCCCCGCGTTACACTCTATGGTGGTTTGCTCGCTGAGAACTGCACGCAGGCATTCTGTGCCTCGTTGCTGCGCGCCGCCGTGCGCCGCCTCGACGAGGCCGGGTGGCCCGTCGTCATGCACACGCACGACGAGGTGCTCGTCGAGGTGCATGAAGGCGAGATCGACGACGCCAAGGCGGCGCTGCAGGAGGCGATGCTGACGAACGAGTGGCCTGATTTGCCGCTTGCCGCTGAACCGGAGTACGGCTACAGCTACGACAAGTAGAGGTCGATATGGAATTGGATAATTTTATCGAGCACGTCTTCGGTGACGTGCCCGACGACGAAATCATCGGCATCGTTCAGCGCGGTAGAGAGACACGCGGCTGGCAGCTGCAGGCGTACAAAAAGGGCCGCACGAAGCTGCGCCCCGACGCCGCCAGCTACTACTGCATCTCGACCCTGAAGAAGCCCCCCGCAGGCGAGCCGTTACGCCGTCTCATTGCGAACATGCGACGTTGCCATGTCATCGTCCTCGACGACATCGGGACCAAGATCGACCCCGAGAAGTTCAAGGGAAAGGCCGGCCCCCACTACGTGATGGAGACGTCGGCGGGCAACTTCCAGTACGGCCTGCTCTTCAACGGGACGGTGGAAGAGGCGCAGGTACTGATCGAAGCCCTGATCGAGGCCGGATACAGCGACCCCGGCGCACGCGACGTTCACCGCCTCGTGCGCCTCCCCGGCTCCCTGAACTACAAGAGCGACCCGCCCTTCGTCGCACGTCTCGTCGAAGAGGACTGGGAGCAGCCCGCGTGGACGTTCAAGGAGCTGTGCGAGGAATTCAGCCTGACGCCGCGCGAGCCGACGAGCCTGCGCTCGACCAAGCGCGCATGGAGCGGCGACACGGGCGGCGACGTGATCCTGAAGTGGATCACCGAGAAGGGCATGGCCCTCTCGGAGCCCAACTCCGACGGCTGGATGTTCATTGAGTGTCCGTGGGCCGACGAGCACAGCGACGGCCGGCGCGACGCCAAGTGGCAGGTCGGAAACGGCACGACGGGCTCCTATCACTGCTTCCACGGATCCTGCCAGCACCGGACGCAGGGCGACTTCCTGCTCTGGTGCGAGGCGAACGGCGCCCCCGACTTCGAGGCCGAGGCCGTCGCGCAGATCACCACCATCGGCCAAAAGCTGGCGACGATACCGCGAGGTGCCTTTGCGCTGCCGGGCCCTTTAAATCCCCCGCCGAGGGGGGCCGCTGCGGGGGATATCCTTACTGGGCTCGTGCTGATGTACGCCGGGCGAGTGAAGAAAGAGCAGCTGCCGTCGCTCGAAGTGACGGCAAGGGCCGGCGTTCCAAAGGACATCCAGAAAGCCACCATCGAAAACGTGCAGCATGTCGTCGCGGAATGCGGCTTCTCCGTTCTAAGAAATCACATGACCGGCGAAGTCGAACTGTCCCACGCGGACGAAGCTTTCAATGCGATTGAAAACCCCTCGGAGCGCGCCCTGATGACCCGTGAATTTCTGATATCCCTCGCCAACCGCGCAGGCATCTCGCTGCGCGCCACGCTTGACGAACTGCTGACCACACTGTCGTCGAACAACGGGTACCACCCCGTGTTCGACTGGATCACTTCAAAACCTTGGGACGGCGTTGACCGCTTTCGCGCGCTAGCCGACACGGTCGATGCGAAGAACCCGCAGTGGCGCGACATCGTCATCCTCCGCGCGTCCATTCAGGCCATTGTGGCGTGGACCAACTGGGAGCGGGAGACGCCCGTCAGCGTCCCCCACGTAGTCGTCTTCGTCGGCCCGCAGGGCTGCGGCAAGTCATCGTGGATCGGCTCGCTGCTGCCCGCGGCGTGGCGTCTGCTGGAGCAGAGCGCGAACCTTGGGCACGCCAGCAGCAAGGACGACGAGCGCAGGCTGACAAGCTCCCCGCTTGTCGAGATGGCCGAGCTGGAGGCCATCATCAGCCGCATCGAGGCGGGGCACCTGAAGAGCTTCCTCTCGCGCCCCGTCGACAAGATCCGCCTCCCCTACGACCGGCTCATCACCACGCGCCCCCGCGTGACCTCGTTCTGGGCCAGCGTGAACGACGGACAGTTCCTCAACGACCCGACGGGCGCACGGCGCTTTTGGCCTGTCGAGGTCACGCGCTGCAACGCCTTTCACGGCATCGACATGCAGCAGTACTGGGCCCAGATGCTCCACTACTTCCGGCAGGGCGAGGGCTGGAACCTGACGCGCGAGGAGATACAGCTCCACAGCGCCATCGTCGAGGAACACCGCGTCGAGAGCCCCGCCGAGGGTCGCCTGCAGGAGCTGTACGCGCGCAAGAAGCACGTCGCGTCGAAAGACTGGACCTTCGCCACGGCGAGCGACATCGGGCGGTACTACGGGCTGCCTGACAATTACGGGACATCGCGCGCCGTCGGCAGCGTGTTGCGCAAGATGTTCGGCGAGAGGATCAGCAACAATGAACGGAAAGGATGGAAAGTGCCGATAAAGCAGACTGAACTCAGGGCGGGTTTCTCCGCCTACATTCCCCCGGAGGACGCGTCGTGAAATTGTTGATCCACATGAACATGCCCTCGGGCAAGAACGACGGGACGCATCAGGTCATTCTGGACGTGCCCGACATGAAGACCCTGAACGATGTGTCGTACCTGATCGGGCAGGGCTATTTGCTTGGCGATCATCTCGTTTATGAGCGCGCCGACAACACGCGTACGTGGGCCAGCCGTGGGCCTTTGGTCGTCAACTGGGAGCACATCGGCAAGATCGCCGAATACTATGAGGGGAAGTCATGAAGCACACTGACATCATCACCGAGGCGATGACGCTCTTGGCGCCGCGCGGCGCCGTCTACGGCTCCGTGAAGGAGAACCACGAACGCATCGCGCGCATCGCCAACGAAATCACGGGCAAGTCGCTGCTCGCGCACGACATCGCCATGATCCTGCTCGCCGTGAAGCTGTCGCGGATCGCGCAGTCGCCGGATCACGTCGACAGCTACATCGACGCGATCAACTACCTGTCCTTTGCCGGGGAGTTTGCGACCGATGCCGGCGAGGAAGGGTGAGGAGAACCCCTCGGCGAAGATCACCGAGGAGGACGTGTATGCGATCCGCCGCGACACTCGCGGCGAGAAGCAGATCGCCTTTGACTACGGGCTGTCGCAAGGACAGGTGAACCGTATTCGCAGGCGCGTGAAGTGGGCGCATCTACCGGAGGAGAAGGTCGATGAGTGAACTGGAACAGCACAGCGCCCTCTACTGGGCGCTGTGCCGGCACGTCCAGCAGGGGCGCCTCTGGACGGCCAACGCCACGGTCCTGATCACGAGGCTCTTGCAGAGCCCGCACGAGCGTGTCAGGCTTCTCGCTTGTGGTTTATGGTATAGGGTGACAGCAGATGAACTCGAAGAGCCGACGGGCGATTGAACAAACGGCCTTCAGCGAGGGCGCTCTCAGGGTCGAGTGGGCCGACGGTCAGAACCACCACATCGTCCGCTTCCACATGCCCGGCGGCCTCGTCGTCTCGATGCCCGTGTCGAAGGGTGCCCGCATCGACGAATATAAATACAAGGGCTGGACGAGGCAGTACATCCGCAACCCCTCCAAGTGGCACGTCAGGGTGCCTCCCGCCTAGCCGGCGGCAGGGTAACGCGCCACTGCTCTAGTCCCGTGATCCGCCTGTCGTGATTGAGGATGGTGGTGGACGTCACGCGCCCCTCCCCGATGACCTCTGTGATCCTGAGGTTGAGGGTGTTGATCGAGTTGGTGAGTTCCTTGATGTTCCCGAGCGTCTGGACGGCGATGTACGTCACGACGCTGATGAACAGCAGCAGGATCGTCGCGGTTACGCGGAAGAGGGCTTGAAATGCCGGGGTATTGAACATCTCGACAGTTGCCTTCAAGGGATCCCCGCTAAGGGTATCTGGGTTGTTCGGCACGAGTGCATTCCCCTCTACGCATATCTCGACGATGTTTTCCTGCGCTAGGAAATTGCGCCGTTAGACTCAGTGACGCGCATGTACACCGGGCTCGTCGTCTCGATGCCGGTGTCGGAGACCAGCCGCATCGACGAGTACAAGTACAAGGGGTGAACGAGGCAGTACATCCGCAACCCATCCAAGTGGCACGTCAGATCTTAG